GTAGAGCGGACTAAGGGGGGTAATCCTTTAAGTTGCTCACAATAGTGCAACACCTAGCCTTTTGGCTGTGGAGGATTGTGAGAGGGAGGGGTGTTTGTTTTAGGGAGGTGTTAGGTGTAGTAGTGCTGATGTTGTCTCACTCTCTCTCTGCAACACAATGAGCGAAGCGAATTCCGTTGCTCACTTTCACTCTCACTCCGCACAAAACCAGCGAGCGAGCGCAGCGAGCGAGCGACTGACCTACACAAAGTCGAAGCACCCTAGACGGTCGTCCAGTTCTATAAAGAAAGGAGGAATGCGTCTGATAATTTTTTTATGGTTCCGACCACTCCGACCACACCCCAAAACAACCAGCGACCTATAGACCCCTATTTTACTATTACTTTATACTCTAGAGGTGGTCAGTGTGGTCACCCCCCTCCAAACGTGGGAAATCATGCTAAAAATCCCGACCACGTGTGTGGTCAGGACGTGGTCGGGACGTGGTCATAACACACAAATGGACCCTACCAACACCCTAATACCACACCCGATAACACCCCTTAAACCTCTCCAAAACTCGGGCCCGATAACAGCCGTCCCCACTGATTTGCCATGGCTTTTGCCACCCCCACGAACGTCTTGCTGGCATCTTTAGCTGTATGCGCAACTCCCCTACTCCCACCGCCACCCCTAGAAAAACTGCCAGTATTGCTTGGCAGAAAAGGCACAAAATCTTGCACCACATCCGTCGCCACCAGCGGAGGCAATCCCTTTAGCCACAGCAAAGTCCTCTTAGAGTACGGATGCCCAAACATCCAAGGCTGCACAACCTGAGAGTGGGGGGGCAAACCCACTACTTTTAACGGAGTTGGATTTTCAATGCAGATTCTTTTGCATTTAGAGTTGTAAAACAACATAAAAAAGTCTTTGGCTTTTTGAGCCTTGGCCAATCTCGCCAAATCCACATTGCCCGCAGTTGGATACATAAACCGCGCGCCCGCTTTGCTCATATACGTGCATGGAGGAAAGGCAATAATCATGTCCCACTCCTCATTCAACAATTGCGTTACATCTTGTTGGATGTGCCACTCGGGATGCCCACCAGAACACGGCTCCGTATCACAAGAGTACGCCGTAATTCCAAGAGCCCGCATCTCCACCACAACCGCTTGAGACTCCTCACAAGCAATTAGAACTCTGCTCATTTAAGCACCATCCCCTAAATTTTGAATAGACAATCCCTTAATTCCCCTAATTCGCTCGTCCCCAAGCCTCGCCCTGCTCAATTTCCACGCACCTTCCTCCACCAACCTATGCACTAACTGCGCTTGACTCACCTCGTCCCTGTACCCCACCTTCATTTTCCACACTTTCCACAAGCCCCAAACATTAACCGTACTAACAAACCCATCTTCCTTCTCTTCAAAGTGCGCTTCTAAAAAGTCATGCACTGGATTGTTCAAACTTTGGAACCGACCCAACACATCCTCAGCCAAAGTCGGAACCGGCCACAACTTCCCACTATCCGCCTCATCCAACAACTCTTTTGCCCCCACCAACGCCCAAACTGCAATTCCCTGCAACTCATTCCCTAACTTCTCACTTAAATCCAAGTCTTCCTTACCCAAAAAGCTATTGGCAAAGGGCAACACCAACATCTTGCTAGCCAACCCTTGTCCTCTGTTACTTAACCTCGGAATCTCGTTGCTTTGCACCACTAAAAACCCAGGCAACACAACATCCCGCAACGGCTCCATGTATTTGCGATCTATCGTGACAGGATCTCCGCCAACCACGCACTTTAAGTTGGCACTCGCCAATTCGCCCTCTTTGCTGTTCAATGCTCCGAACTCGCTGACACTTAACACCCTTGCTCCTTCGGCACCCCACAATCCAAACTGACTACTCATCTGTGCCATGCTTACTCCCCGATATCCGTCGCCAATCAACCCTTTCATCACATTCATAATGGTCCCCTTACCACCTCGCACCCGTCCTTGCATCAACATCCAACGTTGCCACTTACGCCCAGGCATTAACATGGCACCCATTGTGCGCCTTAGTAAACTCACCCACTTCGGATCACCATTACTCCACTGTTTAACACACTCTTCCCAAACAGGACACTTTGCCATAGGATCCCACTGACACCCAATAACGCATGGCTCAAACAGCAATTCATCCCGTACACTTGTCTCGCCTGTCTTCACATCTACAATCACATCATCAAACGCAACACAACGCCCCAAGACGGGACCATCCCCCTTACCCAACCAAGCAGGACTAGCAGTATGCTTCATTCTGATCAAAGCCCTCAACGCACTGTTTACATTTTGTATAGTTTGTACCGTGGGCCCCAATCGTCTTACAATAACACCAGCTTGAGTAGGAGTGCTTACATGTGCGTCCTCCATGCTCAACCACAATGCTTCCTCCAACCATTTGTCGTCCCTACGGACCCAACTTCCACCGTACCACTCCCATGGCTCCCCCCGCCACTCCCATAAACCAATTCGCCCTTGCGGTGTAGTCCACCTCGCCCTTATAATCGCCCTTGCAATGTGCATCGGTTCCGCGCTTGTTAACGGATTTCTCTGTGTTAAAGCCTTCATTTTCTATCACACCTTCCTGAAAAGATTTTATAATGCCACAACTTACGCAAACAAATAACGACGTTTTTCAACAACTTCAAACGATGAATGAACCTAAAAGTGGAAGTGGAGGTGGGGGATCACAAGCAAGTTTCACGCCTAGAGGCAGTGATTGCAGTGTCCTTCCCGAAGGTAGTCCAGAACGAGCAGCTTGTCAAGCAGAACAATCATCAAAAGCACAAAATAAAAATAGAACTGAAGAACAACGACCGTCTCCTACCCCACAACCATCCGCCACTCCCGCAACTCCTCCAACAAAACCAGCACCAGCAGCTCCCACTTTAACAGGTAGTGATCTTGCAGAAGCAAATCGTTTAAAAGCAATTGGTGCACAAGGACGATCTCCTACCCCACCTGCACAAACTCCAGCCGCAGTTGCCCCCGCAACTCCTGCAACTGCTCCAACTGCAGTAACTGTTGATCCATTAAACCAGTTAAAGAAACGATACGAAGATGCCCTAATGATGCCAATGTCGGCAGATCCACAAATAGCTCAACAACAACGGGGTTACTTAGAAAGTTTAAAGAAAGAACTTAACCGAGCAATGTCTGGTTCTATGGGTCAAGGCATGGAAGCAGGTGCTGTTCGCCTGCAGCAGCAAAGTCAAGCACGCAATGAAGCAACTCATGAAGTAACTAACCGAAAAGCAGACCAAGATGCTGCCGCTGTTCGACACCAAGCAGAACAATATTGGAAATCCAAAGGTACAGAAATGCCTAAGGGTTGGATGGAGCAAAATGGATACACTGAAGATGGGCACAAACTAGGTAAAAACATATTTACTCAAAAAGACCAAGCAAATAAAAAGAAAGCAGACACCAACACACTTACACAACTAATGCGTGGTGGGGTTCTTGGAGGCATCTTTGGTCAACAAGGCCATCAAGTTGCCCAAGGCAATGGTCCAGACTTAGCAAAACCTGCTCCTCCTGGTTTTCAACCAATTAATGCACAACAATCTGCGCAACCAAAAACAAATTCTGTAGACGGAACAAAGTCTCAGTTACAACAAATGTACAAAGCGGGGTTTATTGATGAAGCAGCTTTCCGCAAAGGAATGAATGATCCTTACGGTCACGGTCACACCATTGAAAAAATTTACGATGAATACGTAAAACAATTTAACCCACAACAACCACACTCCCCATTCCCTGAAAACAGCGCATAACGCATGGCCCCCAACCTGATGTATATATCCTTCGGTGGGGGGATGCGCCTTGTTGGTGAAGATTACATACTTCGCGAACTTTCTCCCTTAGGGCTCACTAAAAAAGGATTACGTCGTCTCTTTCGACAACTCTCCATTCCCCTAATACACGGCCCTAAAGATCAAATCCTTGTAGACCTTATATCTTTTATGATTGCTATGCGCACTATCACACGTCCTGGCGCCCCCGACTTTTCGCTGCCAGGTTCTAGACAACGACCCAAGACTCGCAACAAACTACCACCCCAAGAAATGGTGGACCACATAGAGCAATCTGTCACTCTTATAGAACAAGGTCGAAAAATGTTTGGCATAGTCAAACCTGGTGCATTAAGATCTGCTGCGGGAGAAGTCGTCTCCCGTCTTAAAGACACCCAAACACGGATCAACAATGCCAGCTCCTAACTTTAAAATTCTTGAATCCCTCCTAGCAAGAGTCCCTAAAGCTAAACAACAATTTGAGCCCCAAGCCGGCCAACCACGACGCATTGGCGTATCCAAAGGCCAACAAAAGTTTGAAGGAAATGTTCTTCTTGGAAAAAACAATGTAGGAGATGAAGCATTTGCCGCCCGCCTACAACAAGAAGTAAACAAAATGCCAGCGGGCACTGAAAAACTAGAAGCCCAACGCCTTGTAGATTCTATTTTTGCCAACAGAGAATTTTCCAGCGCCGTACGCACCAATCCTGAAGAGGCATTTGCAGAAACATCGGGCACTGGCGCCCTTACCAGGAGCGTTTCTAAAAAACCAATACTAGACCCTTCTTATTTACGAGCTAAACCAGACACAGGTCCAACAGAATCTCGTTGGGAAGTAGTTGCAAGAAGCCCTCAAGGCAGAGATGTAGCGGGCAAAGAAGGTTTTTACATTTTTCCAGAAGGATCAAAGAGAGCTTTAGACCTTGGCAAACAAAATTTTGTAACCGCTCGTGAAGTTTTAAACTTACAACGGATGGCAATTGAACAATTACACAATCAAGGTAAAGGTCCTTCGCTAGTTGAGTTTAGTCGCATGGCTAAATTTCAAATGAACCGCGCTCAACTTACACCTGCCCATGTAGCAATAATGGAACAACTTCTTAAGGGGCATCGAGGCATTCCACAAAACGAAAAAATCTTTGGTACTGAACAACCACAAGAAGTTTTAGATCGCATGCGCCTAAATCGCACGGGAGAAACCGAAACACAACCTCCAATTGTGGCTAGTAGAGACCGTGACGAGATTATGGCGGACACAAAAACAACCATAGCGCAAAAAAGTTCCTTTGATCCCAACAGAAAAGACACTTCTAACGTCTTGGAGCAAGTTGCCACCACTCTTCCAGGCTTTAAGTTTACAGCGGGCCAAGGAAACACAGGACTATTGCACGTCACTTGGGACGGTCAACCCGAAATCCCCCTTAAAGAAGCTATTAGCAATCCTAAGTATGGAATTCCTACAGAAACCAAGCAACAACTTGCTGCACTTAGCAAATCTTTAGCGCCCCTCCGTGGAGAACCCGACGGCAGTGGGGGGTACATCCCACTACCCGAGCCCAACATGCACGAGGCTAGCGCAAGCCAAGCCAAAGCCATTCTTGAAGGCAAAAAACAAATTGAAGATCCCGACAATCCTTCGGGACTTCAAATTACTAGCGAAGAAGAACGGCAACAATCTTTAGAAGAAAACAAATCTTCACAAGACTTAGCAGAAATTCGCAACAAAAAGAAAAAGAAACGCTTTGACTCTACCCCCCCTAAACCTGCTTCAGCCGCACAACTTAAATTGCTTAGGGCTGAAGTTAAAAAATTAGATCCAAATTCTTCTTTATATAAAGAAGCACAAAATCTTATGTCTTTTCGAGATGCTTCAATAGCTCCTTCTCCTCGTTTTTCATTAGGACGAGTTGGAGAAATTTCGGCTACTCAAGTTGGCAATCTTATTGATAAAATTAAACAAGAACAATTAGGCCCAGATGCGCCACCACGAGATTTAAAACCAGCCCAACTTAAATTTACGGGAGCAAAACGAGCTACTGCGGAAAGAACTTTGCTGTCTTCTATGGACAAAATTAGCAAAGGCAAAGTTTCCAATTTTGGAAACGAAATCTCCAAACTGCTTGACTCTTTTCAAGGAAACATTGGATCTGTAGAAGCAGACGCACAATTAGTAGAAAAGTTTATGGTTGGATTGACGCCAGAAAAACAATCTATTGTTGCCGAACGTCTTGCTAAAGATCCCAATGGCGTAGGCGTTCTTAGAGAGCTTAGCAAAAAGTTTAACACAGAACGTGATGCAGCTTCTGTGCGACAAGATGTAGAAGAACCAACAAAAGAAACTTTATCAACCAAAAAACCAAGTCGTTCTTCTAAAATGTCTGAAGCTAGGGCTAGGTTTCTTAAACCAACATTAGAAAACATTGCAAGTCAACTACCAAGAGTTGGCATTTCTGACCAAGGTCGATTGCAAAATGATCCTCCATTTAAACGCAAACTAGACGTACCTGAAACAACGGGTAGTAAAACAACTCCCGTTATGCCTGTTGCAAGTTATGCTAAAAGATCTTTAAACGATCCAAATTTATTGGTGCGAGGTTCTTTTAATGCAGATCGAGGACAACTTCCTAAACGAAATCCTTTATTTCAATTGTTTAAAGAAGAACAAATTCCAGCTCAAACTCAATCTTGGTGGAATAGAATTAGAAATAAACTTAATGATTATTTAAGAGTTCAATTGCCTAGGTCTCCACAAACAAAACAAACAAGCTATAGTAAAAAAGAGTTTGAAAAACTAGTAGCTAACCTACAAGACATGGATATGCGCATAGCCCAATGGGCCGCTCGAGATAGACCACCACGATAATCTAAATGCCTCCAGCACTACCTAGTCCTAGCTCAAACAACTCTAATCCCCTTACGTCTTTTTTCCAGAGCGAAGCCGTGGGGGGAGCATTGCACGCCAGTGGATTTGACATTCAGGAGGAAATGGAGACACTAGTCAGACATTTCCGCGACAATGACCCGCAAGTTTCGTTGCGGGCGCACGCCCGTTTACGACATGTGCTAAATCAGGTAGCATTAGCATCAGGATTAATTCAAAGACAAACAGCTGAAGCAATTGAAATACAAGAAGGCCGTAAAGTTAAAGTCTCATTTGAGACAGCCCGACTAGTTTCTAAAGTACAGGAGAACACAGATGGCATCGTCAACCAAGATCGTCCCGAATTCGCAAGCACCTACTTCCCAGCAAACAATGATCCCACGGCCACCCGAAGATCCATTGTTGACAGCAACGCAAGCACAACTAATATCGATGGATGCGATGCAAATGGCTCGAGCAGCGGGTCAGATGTTGTACGACCTCGCAATCGAAAATCCGATGGCAGTGATTGGGAGTCCGGAGATTCTCGGGACGACATTGAGGATGACAATAATTGACGACAACGGTCAAGTCTACCCACAATTTTATCCAATAATTGCTCGCTACATTACACATTCATTAGTGGGTCGTGATCCGCGTCTATGTGCCATGGCAATTTGTAGAATTGTTACGGTGCTCTTGTACGCATCTGGAAAGCTGACTGATGGACATCAAGAGAATACCCTTACCTCCGTATAATCCGCTCTATCCTCTGCCCTCTGATTACGACTCTCTTACTGTGGAGGGGCAACGTCAAGCACGCATTAATGCTTGCCGACAATGGATCCTTCCATCAGCCGACCTAAAGGAACGGGCTGTTGATTTTATTTCTTCAATGCGTTTTTTTGAGACTTACTACCTATGGCCAGACGCGGAAGCCGATTTCAATCCCCTATTCTTCGACGATGCTCCTGTCGGCACCCCACGGGGACATCTTGCAATTTACAAAGAGTGGGCGACGAGCCGCTCATCCATCGCAGTTGCTCCCCGAGGGTACGCAAAGAGTTCTTGCATCAGGAAATCCATCCTCTTACAGATGTTGACTCGCCCGGCCTTCTCTTTTATTTACGCCACCAGCTCCCACGATAACGCCCAACAAACTTCCCAGATTATTAAGTCACAGTTTACGGACAACTCCCGTATCTTTGACGATTTTGCACCCGACTTCCCAGATGGACGCATCACACCACGCCGGGGTGAAGCATCTTTTGGTCTTGAGATGATGTATCTTAAGAACGGATCCTGGCTCCGTGCACTTTCCGCCTCTAGCAAACAGCGTGGTGGCCGACCACGTTGCTACATTTTGGACGATCCTGAATATGACCCCAGAGCCTCAACCTCAATGGCAGTCCTCCGAGACTACGTTGAAAATCTCCTCTTCAAAATTGTTCTCCCCATGCTCACCCGACCAAACACCTCTGTTAGGTGGCTTGCAACCTTTGTCTCCCGCCGCCACTACGCCTGGCACGCCATGCAAACCGAGAAAACTATACAAGGAATTCGCGCACAAGACCCCCGCTTTGAGTTCTGGTCCCGCATGCTCCTTGACTCCGAGTACGAAAAAGCAGGAAAGCTCGTCTCCTGTTGGCCCGAAATGTGGCCCCTCACCCGATCCGACAAAGAGCTCGACCCCAACGGATCCAACCTCATCTCCCTAGAGGAAATCAAAGAACGCATCGGAAACTCCGTCTACCTTGCCGAGTATCGGGGACGACCAGGCGAAAGCGGCGACAACTTCTTCCCCCCACTGGAACGAGAAAAGCACGCATGGTGGCTAGAAGACATTAACCCTGACTTTGATACTAGTCCCACTACCTCTGACACCCGCATCGTGTGGGGGGACAAAGACAGCACCAAGTCTATGCCCATTAAAGACTTCCTCTTGAACGCCCACCTCTTTATGGCGGTAGACACTTCGTATACTAGCAACTCCGACTCTGACTATAAGACTGCAATGGTGATGGCTGTTAACAGCGACAATTGTTTGTTTGTCTTGGACATGTGGGCAGGACAAACACCTGAAGATCAACTGATTCGAAACGTATTTCGCATGGCGGACAAATGGAAAGTGCCGTCAATTCACCCCGAAGTAGTACGGGAATCCATAAATTTGTACCAGCAACTAGAAACTATGGTGCGCCAACGCGCCACAGAAATGACAGGCACCACGCATTTGCCACGCATTATGCCATTGCGCGTAGGCATGGTAAAAAAAGAAGCAAAGATCTCGGGCCTGTTGTTTCGTTTTGAGTTTGGCCTTATTAAGTTGCCAATGTGGCGACGCATGGATCAGCCGTGGCGAGAGTTGTTTGATCAGATTGAACAATTTAATCCTGAGGCCCGTGACGGCGGTCTAGCGCACGACGACCACTTGGACACCATGTCTATGTCCGCCCTTATTTTAAAGTTTCGCATCCCCAAACGCCTTTCCTACGACGTGGGGGGACAATCTCCTATGGAGATGTTGAAAGCTGGGCAATACACAAAAGATGGAGTTCCTGTTCTTGCTATGCTTGACTTTAACCAAGTTAGCGGTGAAGATATGCATGAACTCCTAGCACCCCCAAAGGAAATAGAAGGCAATGAAACCAGAGTCTGATACACAGTATGTAACTATTCCTTACTTTCACTACGAAGCAATGGCTCGAGTTTATTATACCCGTATAAATGGTGACTTCCCAGTGAGTCAGCCAATAGCAAGTGAAGATCCGTCTCCCAAATTTATGGGAAACTTTTCAATTGAAGACGATGACATTCCAACAACTTGGAAGCCCCAAGGCCTAGCACGAAAGCAACCAATTGGCACAGTACCAACAATCCCTACCGACAAAGCCTGAAGAACTTGCACGTTTTATCCGTATGCACACGGATAGGGAACGCCAGAAATATGCGTATCGCCGATCTATTTGGTTGCTGGCTTGGCATTATTTAAACGGTGCTCGACGATTTGATGTGTTTGATACCAGCACTGGACGCATGTCCCCCCACTATTTGGATAAAGAAGGGAACATGGAGTTTCAGTCGCAGGATCTTTTGTCAATGATTGATCGCACTGTTGCGCGAGTTGCGTCAGTGGATCTACGACCTAAGGTAATTCGACAGGGAACTAGTTTGAGCATGATCAGGGAACGATCAAGCGCTCAGATTATTGTTGATAGCCTTATTTCAGATCACCAGTTGTCGCAAATCACCTCCGACTTTGCGCACATCTTTGTGACTCTGGGCTGCTGTGGGATCACGGGTCATCTTGTAAATGTTCCGACCATTGGTTTGAGTGCCGACCTTGAGGTAGTGCACCCTCGCGAGTTGTTTCCTTTCCCCAGCATGCAGCAAGACCATACAAAGTTGTCTGGAATTATCCGACAACGTGTAGTGCCAATTGATTTAGTTGAAAAACGCTTTGGTAAAAAGCTTGGCGATAAGAAAGAAACCACTGAGTGGTGGGCTGTTGACTATGGCAACACTGTAGTGGACGTAGGTCTTGATGAACCAGGCGATGCAGTGCGTAATCCGTTTAATAATACGTCGGTTACTGCTGGAACTGCTGGTGTAGTGACTGGTGGTTCATGGACTGAAGTCATTCGCATTCGTGAATTGTGGTTAGACGGCCCTCGAGGCACGTGTTCACGCTATGTTGTAACTAGCGGAGACGAAGTTTTGTTTGATGAAGAGTACACAGACACTGCAATGTTTTGTCCTATTGGATTTGCACGCTTTTGTGATACGGGAACTTTCTATGGAGCGGGTCTTTTTGATCTGTTGTTTGGTATTTCCCGTGAAGCAGAGCGCATGATGAAGAGTTTGTTCAACAACATTCGTGATACAGATCGCTATGGAGTCATGGTGTTGCCACAAGGGTCTATGAATGAGCGCACTTTGTTGAAGGAAGTAGGCAAAGGCCTGCGGGTAATGAGCTATACGCCTGATCCGTTAAATGAAAACTTCAAGCCGTTTGTGATTCAGCCGTGGAATGCAGGTGATGCCCCCGGTAAAGTGGCACAATTTGCTAGAGATGTGATGCAACAGATCTCTCCTGTGCAAGATTTGATACAGGAGAAGGGTCGAGTTGACTCGGCGACAGGGTTGCAGTTCTTGGATGAACAGATTACTAGGGCTATGACCAACCCTTCTATGGGTATTCAAAGAGCTTTTGGTAATATGTATCGTTCTTTAAGTGCTCAAGCTGTGGCTGAGATCGTAAAGTTCCCACAAACCATACCGATTACTAATGTAAGTTTGGATTTAGCTGGTGCTGTGATTGATATTGAGAAATCCACAGTGTCGTTTGAGCAGAATCCTATTCCAGATATTGGGCATTTGAACTTTACGGTAAAGCAAATCAATCCAAGGTCCGAGGTAGCACGCAAAGAAGAGGCTATGGGTCTGCTAAAAGCGGGGTTGACTGATCCTATTGCGTTTAAAATCTTTGCGTTAAAGGAAGGTTTGGACTTTGCAATGTGGATGGACGAAGAAAAGGGCGCATTTGAAACTATTGTGTTGCATATTTTGCAACTCTACGGCAATGGGCAGGATCCTGGTCAAGTAATTTTAACTCAGCATATGCTTCGACCCGATGTACAGATGCGTGTGTTGGGTGGATTTATGACAAGTCCTATTCTTGCGGTAGCAAGTGCTGAAGTAAAGGATGAATTTAGAAAGTTTAGGGACACAATGTTGCAGTTCATGGGTCAAACCTTGCCGCAACAAGTCCCAACTCCAGAGGAGGCTGCTGCGATGGGCATGCAACAACCTCAACCTGGTCAACAACAACAACAAATGCCCCCACAAGGAATGATGCCAAATGGTTGACGAAGAGACGCCAGAAAATAGCGAAGCAGAAGCAGTAGAAACCCCGCCTGAAAATCTTAATCCCACGGTACGCGTGGGGGGCGAAGACGTTCCCGTGTCTGAACTTGTTAAAGCAAGGGAGGACTTAGAGTTTATGCGTAACGATTACAGCAAACTTGTGCAGTTTCGCGACGCAACTTCTAAAGTCATGCGGCAGGACATAGACTCTAACGTAAGAGAACAAGCAGCACGAGAAGTTTTAATTGGAATGGGTTACAAGGGAGATCAAGTGGAAGAATATGTATCCGAGTGGATGCAATCACAACAAGAAGAACAAGAAGGAAACCAAGTTATGAGCAAAGATGAAAATGTTTCGGAAGACAATAGCGCAGAACAAGTAGCAAACGCCATTATGCAGGCTCAAAATCAAGCGGAACAGACTTCGCAAGAGATGAATCGCATGAAAGCCGAGCAATTGAATAGCCGTATGAATGCCCAGATCATGATGGGTCTTGATTACAACAAAGACGCAATTACAATGTTAAGCAAGCTTGAAGAGATCAACGGAAAGGAAGCATCCTTTGCCGCTAAGACAGCGTTTGAGAGAGATATTCGAGAGCAATCTTTAAATAATCTCCGAGCACGTCGTAGCGCAGCAGGAACTTTTGAAGAAGCGTGGGTTTCAGAAGAGACAGCACGAGCCACTGAACAGGTTCTTGCGAAATACCGCTCGGTAATCGGTGACCCGAACAAATTGGGTCGGGCACCGGAAACAGATAGCAGTGCGAATGCAATTTTTAGTCGTCCCGCACTCCAGGCTCCACGTTGGAAACCTGGGACAAGACCAGGCGATACTGAAACGGCTCTTGATGCATACAACAAAGATGCACTAAGTCGTTTAGCCGCTGGTGAAGATGTTGGACGAGACCGAGTCTGAGTTACTAAACTTCTTTTAAAGGACACAAACTACTATGCCTGCACAATTCGCTACATCGGGTTCTCTCTTTGATCGCCATCAAGATCAAATTGAACAAATTATTAATAAAAACGTTGACACCATTCTTCCAACTCTCGATCCAGCTTGGCGCGATACAATTGTATCAAACCAAGGTGTAGGTCCTGCCTCACAAATTGGTCGTGATATGAAGATCTTGAAACTCTATCGCGGCGGTTTGACTGGCGTGATTGAACAAGGTGCTCAATATGGTGATTTTGGTTTGTACGGAGATCAAACAACTGCAATTAGCGCTAAACTTTACACACAAAGTGTGACAAAGGCTTGGCCTGATGCGCTTCAAGGTCCTGCTATTAATAGTTACCGTTTGGGTATTGGTATGCGTTCAATGCTCACCAATTTGGCTGTAACCATGGGCGAAATGCAAGCTGAGGCAACTCCTGCTTTCATTGGCGACGTGATTGCTCCTAAGTTGAAGGGCTTTGCACAAAACCTTTCACACACTTTGTGCAACTATTGGTACACAAGTCAGAACAAGGGTTACTCTTTGGGTAAGGCTTCGTTTGTTTTCCCAGCTACAACCACAAGTGCAACTACTTCTAAGACTGTTGCTCCTGATAATTATGCAATTGATCGATTCTTTGTGGGTCAACGATTGGATATTGTCAAGGACGACTCTGGTGTTCCTTCAACTGCTGCAACTTGCAAGCGAAATGATTTGCAACACGCTGGTACTCCAACAGCTGCAAGTCGTATTCAAGTTTTTGTAAGTGCTGTGGATGAACTTAAAGGTACGTTTACGTTTACTATGCCAGCTACTAGTTCTGCTTTGGCTGTTGACAGCTCTACTGCAACTTACCATTTCTGCTATGCAAATAGCAATGTCCAAGTTGCATCAGCGGCTTATACAGGTATTGCAGGCATCAATAGTTGGATGAAGTTCGGTGGAGGTAATGATGATAATTATCTTCTTGGTGCTGAACGTGATACTGGTAACCAAATTGACGTTACTTTGCATCCTGAGTTTAAGAGCTTCAATGTTACGAGCGTCGGCGCGCTTACGGAGCACAAGCTTCGTCAGTACGTTCGTCGTTTCCATGCAGCGAAGAACAAGTATGGACAAACAATGGACTGCCTCATTGCAAGCGATGGTGTTTGGCTTGCTTACGAAGCGCAGAAGATTGGTCAATACACTCTTGAGCGACAAGGTAAGCTTTCAAATGTTAACAACGAAGGTTCCGATGAGGGCTTCAAGTTTACATTCGAAGGTCGTACTTATAACGGTTACTCTTCGACCTACATTGAGGACGGCGTGGTTTACGGTCTCAAGAAAGGCGGAAACAATTGGAAGCGTTACGTACCACCAGATCCTAAGGGCGTGCAAAAGTCCTCAGATGTGGACTCATTTATTCCGTTTAACTTCGTTGTTCCCGCCCTTACAGGCACGAGCAGCACGAAGTGGCCAATCCTCAATACTTCAGGTCAATTGACCGAAGCCATGCAGATGCCTGGCATGTTGCGTATGCAACTTGTTCCAGATCAGGCTGCTGGTATGAAGCTTGAAGGTTGCACAACGGATCGAGTTTGGGCTTCGTAATTTGAGCGGCCTCCTGTAAGGGGTTTCGCTACCCCTGGCGTCAATGGGAGGATGGACTTCGGTTCATCCTCCCTAGATGCAGGGCCACTTAGGAGCACAAACATGCCTCCAAAAGTTAAATTTCCTTATGTAAATAAAAGAACAGGACAAGGAACCGTATCGTTATCTGCGTTTAAAAAAGGTAACCAAGCAAATCCTTTGTTACGACCTCGTCCTGAGATACAGGAAAGATACAGACAAGCAGTTGCGGAGTTAATAGCATTAAGTAAATTAACCCCGACACAAATGAAAGATAGGGTAATGGATCCGGCATTAGGATATAATAAACCTAATGTTTTTGGTTATCACCATACTCCAGTTGAAAATACTGCTTCAATATTAAAAACAGGCATAGAGTTACGATCTGATCAGAATCCAACTTCTTTTAGCGACCATGATTGGTTATCTGGACGAGTAGATCCAGATTATATGTCCGGTAAAGGTAGAACTTATTTAGAAATGTTAGAAGGGACTCCTCCTGCTACTGGTTCTGGAAGTCTTCCTACATCTATAACAGGTAAAAAATTAAGCTTATTTCAAGTTCCAGTAGAAGAAGCTATTAAAAGATTAGATCCAAAAGAATTATTTAAACTTTTAGGAGCCCACATTGCACATCAAAAAAAATATCCTTTTGATACGGGAATTTCTAGAATTATTGTAAGAAACAAAACAGGTATTGATCCAGGTAGGGGAGTTAGACCTGCAAGAGAATTACGTCCTGGATATCCGCGAGAAGGTGTAGTAGACATTCCAGAATGGAAACTTACAGAAGCAATTCCCGCGCAACACGTTAAACAAGTTCCATATTCGGCAGATGAAAAACGAATAGCACAATTAGAAAGTCTTATTAAAGTATATAAAGCTGACTCTGAATTTGGTAAAACATTACGTAAAAGATTGACACAACTAATAAAGGTAAGAGACGATTTAAAATGACACGGATTGCAGCAATAAGCTGTACACATTCGCCATTTACTCCACCAGAAACCCACAAGTGGATTCTGGATACGCTTTCTGTCACCAAAGGCATAACACATTTTGTACATCTAGGGGACATCTTCGAGGCATCGGCTGCTTCTGTGCACCCCAACGAGTCCGAACACACCCTACTAGACGAATACCGCCACGCCTCGTCACTTTTAGAGTCAATTCGCAACGCTCTACCCTTCAAAGCGCACAAATGCGCCATCATGGGCAACCACGATGACAACCTCATATCGCAAGATCCTCGTCGAATTCCTAGGGCGCTTAGGGATGTGACGGATTTCTTGCGAACAGAACCGTTTGCCAGCGAATCCAAGAAGTGGCATTGGACTCCGTACCGCAAAGACCGCAAAGGCTGTGTAGAAATTGGCCCCGTGGTGCTAACGCACGGCTTTGACACGGGTCAAAACTCAGACGAGCTAGAAGCCCTCCAGTTCTTTAACTTTACCGGGGGGGACGCACACCGCCTATTTGTGCGCGGACACACTCACCGCCCTATGGCGCCCACGCAATGTCGTAAAACCAAGAGTGTTCCACTACCTTTTTGGTATGCAAACGTCGGAACGTGCGGACCGACTCAGCCCAAGTGGATGAGCCGACGGGACACCTCGCAATGGGGCGCTTCGATGATTATCATTGACCTGGTTCGAGATCCATCACACCGAAAACGAGGCGTTCAATGGGAAGCACAACTGATTCACATGGCAACGTAGTCTACAA